ACCCAAGTTTTTGAATTTCAAAGGTTATACAGGAGAATATATGACAGATAGCAAGGATGATGTGATAAAATGGATTAAAACGCGCCACAAGATAATTTAATGTTCGTAGAATTCTGGTTTTCTAAGACGCCCAACCTTAAAAGGGTCTGGTTCTAATGTAATAATTTGTAGAATAATTGTAAAATCGCGATTTTTAAAATCAACTAGAGAATAATCATGATGTCTAATTTTGAATTTAAGTTTATTGAGTGAATCGAGTGGTGGGTTAAAATGAGATACACCTGTGCCAGAATTTGCTGGTCCTTTACCAATGAGTTGTACGACTTCTGAGAAAAACGAACTAGTATGTTGGTCTACTTCATTATTGGTAAAGACAATATCCATGATTTTATCTGGAGTTACTTCATCAAACTGGTTTATTTTATCTAGTTCGATGCAATATACTTCATTTTCGGTATGGTCGGTTCGCAGTTCAAAATCAGGCTCAATATACTGGTCATCGGTAGTGATTAATGTAGTTTCAGTTGATTCATGATATGCTAATATGCGGTCTGTTGCCTTTTCTGATGAATATATTTGTTTCTTGAAACCCAAAAACGAACCTAATCCCCAATTGGTAACTTTATTAAAGACATCAACTCGTAATTGCCGATTACTATCAGTTTCTGAATAAGGTTCATTTATTTCACAATGAATATTGAATTTTGGTATAGCACTGCTATTTGGCGAAGTTAAAACAAATAACAATTTTTTTTTAATAGGATTATAAGTGACTATAAATTTATTATTCCCCCCATTAAAGTTCATAAAAACATTCATATTTAAATGATTTTGAAGTTCATTGGCAAGTTCAATAGGGGTATAATCACCTTCTTGAATTTCAATTTTTACAAGTGTCTTCGTGTTGATTGTGGGGTTGATATTATCCACATTGACTGTTAGTTTTAAATTACGATTATTATTAGAAAATGTAGACTCAGTAAATTTAGGGAGAATAATATTACCAAGTCGAATGCTTTGTACATTTTTATATGGATTTGGAATGGTAACTTCGAAATGATTCGCATTTGGCCATATACGCTCATTGCGGTCGTTGCTATGAATAATCAGATTTCGCTGGTTCAGGTAATAACTCTGGCGACTGCCTTCAACATTTCTCTCTACAACACGCGAATCCATTAATATTATTAGATATTAATTTATTTTTATATGTATATATATATAAAATAAATGGATGCGACTGCAACTATTAATATACTCACATCATTTGTGTTGATAGGCATATTGATTCTATTATTTTCGGTAGAAAATACATTATGGGCGTTGTATTGGATACTATTTACGTTATATTTAATTGTTTTTTTCGCGATTGGACTGGGATTACATAGTGGTGGGTTCGACCTATTAAATATGGTAACCCCAATATTGTTAATATCATTCTTAATAGCATGGTTGATACAGATATTTTCATCTAAACAAGAATTAATTGAAGAAGACAAAATGGTAAGACGTATTGGTCTTACTGAGAAAATACCAAATACATTTTATAACATGTATAGTGGAGTATTATTATTGATGATTGTAAAAATTGTTTTATATGTGGGTCTAATTCGGAATAAATTAGCGACCAGGGGGGGGGAAGAAGAATCGACCGCCTCCTCACCAAAAATCACAAAAAATCAAACTCGAAAACGGTTAATATATATAACTGTATACGGTATGTCAATAATATCGTTTTTATTATTAGTTGGAATGCAGATTGTAACTGACTATTATTTAACTGACGGTTAAAATGTTTTATAGGCAAGTCCAAACGTACCGGAATTATTTTCCCAGATACCAGATATTTTGACAAATTGATTATGACCAATAGTGGATATAATAGAATAGCATGGTGTGTATACACTACCAATATCGGGCTTATTGGTAGTAATGTACGATAAATATTTTTTCAATATTAATTCTTCAACGATGTGAGCTTCTTTATTAATTTTAATACATACATTTTTCAAAGTCATTAATTCAGTCGAGTATTTAATTCGAGAGAAAGAGCTATTAAACTCGCGAATATTTTTATTGGGTTCATTATCAAAGAAAACATGTTTTATAAAAAAATCAGATTCATTAAGAATAATACTCATATATGTAGTTATATAAACAGTGTTTTATATAATAGTTAATGGTTAAATATCATGAAACAACATTTGAAGAATATTTATCAGAAGTATTAAAGTGCAATTTTCATAAAGAATTACAATGTATAACTGACGATACACAAACAATAAAAGAGTTTACAAATTGTATCATTAATGGACCGTCTGGGATAGGAAAGTATAGTCAAGCATTACATATTATATCAAAATTTAGTCCGAGTAACTTAAAATACGAGAAAAAGGTACATTTAATGATAAATAAGTGCGAATATACATTTAAAATAAGTGATATTCATTATGAGGTAGATTTTATGACAATGGGGTGCAATCCCAAACTTGTATGGAATGAATTATTTAATACAATTGTAAATATAGTATCGTCAAATAGAATAAATAGTGGAATAATATTATGTCATAATTTTAATCATATATCTGTAGAATTGTTAGATATATTTTATAGCTACATCCAACAAGTGTTTTATTTACCAATTAACTTAAGATTTATTTTTTTAACAGAGAGAATATCATTTTTGCCAACTCGCATTATAGATAATGCAATAGTGATAAACATTGGACGTGCACGTAAAGTACATATAAATGCAAAATTCAAAAAACATAATATAATGTGTAATAATTTAAAAGAACTATATTTAATAAATAATGATAATCGGGGTACTGATTATAAATTAATTAAAGATATAATTGCAATGATAGAAGACCCTAGCAAATTGAAAATATGTGTTTTGCGTGAAATATTATATGAGTTTTTAACATATGATATAAAAATTTATGATGTATTAAATACTATTATAATGGATTTGATTGAAAAATCCATAATAGATTTATCCGATTTACCAAAACTAATGAATGATATTTATGTTTGCTCATATCAATACAATAATAATTATAGACCAATATATCATTTAGAAAATATGATAGTAAAGATAATACTACGATGCAAAAAAATAGAGCAATAGAACTTTTAGAATTACCATTGGTTTATGATATGGCACAATTGAAGAAAAAATATCATATAAAGGCATTGAAATATCATCCAGACAAAAATCCAGATGAATGTGCAAAAGATAAATTTCAAGAAATAAATGAGGCGTATCATATTCTAGCAGAATGTGATGCACAAAACGAACAAGATGTTAATATTGGGGACAAATATAATACATTATTAGATTATATAATAACACATGTAACTAGCAATAGCGAAACAATCCTGGAAGATCTAGATGTCAATACATTAAAAAACATTAGGCGCTATATGACTTTTTACACATCCCCTCAATTTGCCGCACTAATAAATGTGGTCGATGTTATCATTTTGCGAAAAGTGATTGAACCGGAGATTATACTGCATCCAACACTGGATGATTTATTAAACCAAAAATTATACAAATACACGAGAGGTGAAAAAGAATATATGGTACCATTATGGCATAGCGAAATGATATTTATTGATTCAAATAAACAAGAATTTATGATTAAATGCGAACCGATATTATCACCAAATATTGATATTGATAGTGATAATAATATTCATTATCATATAAAAAAAGATATTCGATTATTAATATCGGATGAGATATTTATCATCAAACTTGGGTCAAACCAATATGAATTAGATATAAGAAAAGTATATATTAGGCAACACCAAATATATACCATTAAAAATGGGGGAATCCCAATTATTCAATATATCGCAAAGACCATGCAATTAGGAGATATAGTTATCCATCTAGAATTATTTTAAGGGTCAGTTTTCTTCTTTACAACTCTCTTTTTTTTAGGAGCTTGTTCTAGTGTTGAACTGGATGCAACAGTGGGTTCTTCTGTATTATTGTTAGTGACATCAGTAGTGACATCAGTAGTCGTAACCGTGACATTGGCCTCCTCGTCATCACTATCCACAACACTAGTATCAACAACATTTTCTTGTTCATTATCGCTATCGCTCTTAGCGGATGTTTCCATTGATTGCATTTCTGACTCGTCTAGTTGAATATGGCATTTACCCCGAAGAGTTGCTCTCGGTTGTACAACAGCTTGTTCAAGTTTCCACGTGGTACCGAACTTTCCAGCAGCAAACCAAATTCCACCATTTTTGATGATAGATGCAATTTGAGAACCTTTTCCAATAAGCTCAACCGGAGTATGTTCGGAATCTTGGTCAGGGAATAGAGTGTTTTGCTTCATATCATAGATTTCCGTCTTAAAATCCCCTTCCCAAAACGGAATTTTAACTTTAAGGGAAGGTGACCTGGTATAATCAGGTTCCATTGTATCCTTATTCTTAGGATATCGAAGCATGGGAGTGAATAGAGCATCAACCACATCAGCACTCATTGATGGTTTATTAAACCATTCTCGTGAGAATTTAGCAGCATCAGCTTTAATCTTCTTTTCAAATGCAATGAGGTTATCGAGAAACTTCTTTACATTATCACTCATGGAGTCGGAATCTGGAAATTGAAGACTTAGGTCATAAGATACTTTTCCAGATGCATCGTCTTTCCATTCATTAACACCCCACGTCATCATGAGTGGAGCGCTAATAATAGTACTTTTGCTGGTTTTTTTGTTAAGAATACCAACATTTTTGCCTCCCGCCGCGTTGACTTTTGGTTGAGTATATTTAACCATATTGTCTGCGGCGTATTGAGTTCCCATTACAATCATCCCATCGGCTGCCATGTTTATACTATACTATGGTCTCAGCTCTTTAAATCAATTTATTATAAATAGGGAAAAAAAATATAGAAGAGAAACCATACTCAAATAAATTATATAAACAGTATATACCAATACCAACTAATGAATAAAGAAAGTAAACAAGTTCGTGTGTTGCCATTATGTGAATATTATAAAGTGCCCACTTTAAAACAAAAACTTGCAGATTTCAGAATTATTGCAAAATTTCACAACATCCGTATTAAACCAAAACGGAAACAAGAGTTTATAAATGAACTCCATGACAAGATGAAACAACTTTTTAATGTTCAAAAAATTCAAAGGGTGATGAGGATTAAATTGCGCCGCATATTAATAAAATGTCATGGTCCAGCATATTGTAATACAAAATGTTGTGTAAATGATACGGATTTTTACACATTAGACAACATAAATGATATTCCACCAATGTTTATATTTAGTTATGAAGATGATTCAGAGAAAATTTATGGTTTTCACTGGCTATCGTTTCTAAAGCTAATTTCAGGACCCAAAGGCACAGTATGTAATCCTTACAATCGCACATTGATACCCCAACATGTTTTACAGACGTTTGCAAAGTATTTATATTTTTCAGACACCGTTTTTAAAATCAAACTTAGAGAGAACGTCCAAGAGGAACCTAAAATGTCTAAACAAGTTAGATATCAACAAAAGCTCACAGATATATTTATGAAAATAGACAGTTTAGGAAATTATTCTCAAATTGAATGGTATAACTCGTTAAATCAATACCGTATTGTTAAATTCATGCAAGAACTAAATGATATATGGGGATATCGATTAAACTTATCGAATGAAATGAAACAAAATATAATCGGACTATATGACCCATTGATTGGAATTAATTTTGGCGCGCTACTAAATATCCCACTAGAAGATTTGAAAATGTTGGGACTTAATATAATAGAAAAATTTATCATGTCTGGTGTATCCAATGAATATCAAACATTAGGTTCCATCTATGTTTTAACTGCATTGACACTAGTCAACCCAAATGCAGCCGAGGCGTTGCCGGACCTATACCAATCTGTAGTATAAAATCCAAATAATAACATGAAAATGCTAAATCAAACGCATTACCACCTTATTCAATAAGATTTATTTTTATAAATATAATAATTAATAATTACAGTAATAAAGTATTTAAAGACGTAATGTAATATATAATTATAAAATGGCGAAGAAAGCAGCAGCTACCAAATCAGATGCAACTGTTACCAAGAATGTTGACAAAAAAGTTGCACCTCCCGTTGAGGTTGAACAGGTGTCAAATGAAGTAGTTGAAGAAACTCTGGTACAGTCGTCCACATTCGACACCCTTCTAAAACAACTGTCGGCAGTAACTAGTCTTGTAACGTCGTTGAAGAATGATGTCAAATCTCTTCAGAAACAGGTCGCGAAGGATATGAAGGTTGCTCAAAAGTCGAATGGTCGTCGTAAGGCAAAGGTTGACCCTAATAAGCCACCAAAGGCCCCCAGTGGTTTTGTAAAGCCAACTCTTATTACTGATGAACTTGCTACGTTTCTAGGAAAACCAAGTGGCACTGAGATGGCAAGGACCGAAGTAACTCGCGAGATTAACGCGTATATCCGAGCAAATAAGCTACAGGATGCTGTAAATGGTCGCAAAATCCTTGCCGATAGCAAGCTTTCTGTACTCCTAAGGCTTAAAAAAGAGGATGAACTTACTTATTTCAATCTACAGAAATACATGAGTTGTCATTTTGCCAAAGGCGGTGTTCTACCTGCCGCTACCCCGGTATCGACTGCTTAAATGAATATGAAATTGTTTTCTTCTAAAAACAGACGCAATTTCACTGCATTACAATTATTATATTTTATTATATCATAAGTATCATTTACATTGAATGTAAATAATTCTTTTATTTGGTTCACTTCGCGCAATTGATTATTGTCTATTTTAATTGTCTGCATCAGATGTGTTTTATAAAGCGACATTAATTTTTCAACTGTGTATTTAGATTTATTATAATCAGTACCACTTAGTATACATATCATTTGAAATATTTCAAATGGCATATATAATTCTTTCAAAATTATATCGATATTATATAATACTGCTGTCTTTGTAATCAAGCTGAAATATCGAATCACTCTGGGACATGAATATACTAATAAATCCATATCATCGCTTAAACACGCCCATGCCTCACCATTCAATACATATTTCGCACAAACCGAGTCTGATTCACCACATGCATATTGATACATCACTCCACAACACTCAAATAATTCTTTTAACGATTTCCTATCTCTATTTGATACCCTAGTGCGCTTGCGTTTAAGAGTGTGCAATATGCCCGACGACTCATTTGTAATTGAAGCCAGTTCGGAAATGGCATTATTGCGCTCATTCTGGCGTTCAATGATTGTTTCTGATTTTTCCTTTGGTGCAATTCCGTCAAATATAAATAGAGGAATTATATTAGCTTGTTTAAATATAAGTATCATACTATAAAAGTTCTCTATCATTTCATTGTTTTCATTAAATCGATACATGTATATACTTGTATCAATCACTACTTTTTTCCCTGATAACTGTGATAGCGATATTATTGTTACGCCTTCTGATACATTGTTTTTCAAATATGTGCTAAGGCCCCGGATTCCCATTTGCAACTATGACCATTGATTGATTTTGTTTCAATTTTTAATATCAAATAATGCCATTCGCAAAGACCTTTTATGTGAAAATTCATTTAACTTCGTTTCCACAAAATTAATATTAGAACTCATTCTAGCATTGCCTAAAAATGTAATAAATCTTTGTAAGCTCGATTCATTAAATTTTAACAGGTTTATACCATTTCCTTTACAATACCTCAAAAATAATGTCGGTTTCATCATCAATATTGCAGTTATTACATAATAACTAAATACATTTGTGGTTTCATTGAATTTCTCATACACATTATTTCGTATGACATCGTCATATGTCAAATTCATAAATTTTAGGATTTTACAACATTGAATTGCAGAATAAACCGACTCTATCGTTATTATTATTCTATAATGATTATTAAATGTTTCCCAATTCATTTCCGGATTTAATAAAATTACATAATACATTGCATTTACAAGTCTTGCCCATGTTTCACAATATGCTTCAAATAAACGCAATGGAGAATTTACATTAAATAAATGCATTACGTCATTCTTTGCTGGATTTGAAAAATCAAAATTCAGAGTATGAAACGTTTCGTGAAAAAATGTCTTTATCAAGTCTTCACTTCTATATAACAATATAATTGATGAACCTCCACGGCATCTATAGGTTAGTGCTGTGTTGACATTATTGCTTCCTAATGTACCACTATAATCAGGTTTCTGTTGTAACTTGCGTAGTGTTTCCCCTTCGCCACCACCAGTTGCATCATTTAGTTCTCCTATTTTCGCATTCAGTAGTTTCTGCTCTTTTGTTAAATATATTTCTATCTTTAGACTTTCTAAACATTTATCAGTCTCGTATTTTTTAGCAACAATTAACCATGTAATAATTGCATTGCAATAAATGTCCAGTGTATTAAACGTAACTGGATTATCTTTCATTTTATAAAATGTTATTTTAATCTTGCATTTTCTGCCGTTCAGCAATGGTGAGATATCTACATCCACTACATATGTATTCCCTAAATAATTTGATTTAATTGAATCTAATACGGGCAGTGGTAGATAATTACCAGAGTGAGTGCGGATATCTTTCATCACTAATTGTATGGGCTTCTTGACATTTAATTTTTTAATCGTAATTTTTGACAAATCGCGATAGGCTTGTTGTATTTCTAGAAATAACGGCTTTAACGTCACATATTGCAACTCGTCATTTATGCTTATCAAATTTGTTGCAAACATTTTTTCAATATATTCGTTTTCCATTAATATATTATTATATTATACATTAATACAATTATCAATTAATCGTTTCTGTATTGCACTTGGTATATCACCATAATGCATTAAATTTTTGCCTGTATATTTAATTGCATTATATTTCCCATCATCTAATGATATCAGCCCATATTGCATATGCTTTTTAATAGTACTCATTTGGGGGTCAAGTTTCGTATTATTGCATATAACTATCTTTTCATAACTGGCTTCGCGTTGTTTAGTGGATCGTTTATTATTTTTTAATACCAACATTTTATATTTGTTTTCATACATTCTCTCTATCGTTGTTAATATATTCATATTACCTTTAATGCTTTTCAAAGCTATTTTAAACATATCAAATGATTTTATATTTTCTAGATACTCATAATCCCGGATTGAATCATTCAGTTTTTGTAAAGTTTTTGTTTCTGGTTTCGCATCAGAATGAATTTTCTTAATTGCTGATTGCAGTTTATCATAAATTTCGCGCTGTTTCATAAAATCATCACTCGATACAAACCCACTTAATCGTTCGCGAATATCATGAGATGATTCATTTAATAACTTCGATACAGCACCAAATAATGTCACGTCATCATCTTCTATAATAATATATTTATTATTTTTCATATATTTTTGCAACCAATTATCAGAGTCATCAATTACATATGGAGTTTTCTTCTTGCGAGTACGGTTGAAAAGATTATTAGTTATTGAATTTGCTAGACCTATTACACTACCGGTATTATCTGGCTTATTATCTCGAGGCGTTTTTGTTTGACGACGCGTCGGTTTCGCGTCAAATTTTTCTGATTGGCGAATCTTATCAGCTTCTAATACATTGTGCTTTTTTATGTCGCGCGCTTCTTGTGACCGTTTCCGCAGTTCAATTTCATCTTGCTCTAGTTGTGCTTTTTCATTCAACCTTGTAGGCTTATTTAAAACAGATTTAATATCATATAGACCCATTTTGATTTTATTTTTACGATTCCAATTAAAACCGCGCCCATATTTAACTTCATTGTCGCGCATTACCTGGTTTATTTCGTTTTTCGCTAAATTATTTTCATGCAATATAAAATTATAAAAATAAGGACGCCCTAATAATTCCACATTTGGTTGATTATTTATAACATTATCATATACATGTGGTAAATTCTCTGGTATTATTTCATATACACCAATCTTACGATTGTGTCCGTTCTTTTTATTCAATTCATAAATAGGATATATTATAATTGTACCATTTTGTGTATTATCTGTCAAATAAATCGGATTCCCCAATAATACATCGAATAATGCATGACCATATTGGATTTTATGTACAATACCATTTACATTATGCTGGGTTAAGTCTTTATTAAAAATATAGGGGATTGTTATTAATGGATTAATTCTAGATATAATATCTTCATACCATATGGGTTGTTCCATTATATATTGATTTAGATTTGATTTTCTATTATATCCAAAATATCCATTGTTTTAAATAATATCTTATTCGAAATATCGGCATAATTTTCTCTCTTATTTTTAACATCATTCATCATCGTTAACATATGTCCCCATTTATCATTTCCTTTCATATTGGTGATATTTAATGAAATTATATTATATACTATTTCTATTTTAACATAATGATTCAAATCTAACAATAATTTACCAATCAATATATGTATTTCAGTTACAGTTATAGTATCTAAATTATACGAAGATAAACTTGTGTAAAAGTTGATTTTATGTTTTATAGTATCAAAAGTTTTGTTATTTTTACACAAATTAATATAATCGGTTTTGTCCGAAATCAACAGAATTGCTTCATTTAACTCATCATATAATCTCGCAAAATCTTTTTTCGCCTCGTTTAAAAAATTGTAATTTATTGTAAGCAACTCTATAAATATTTTTGTAGAGAGCTCTGTAAACATTGTACGAGTGGTAATACTTGATAAAATTTCACATGTATCTGCAGCAGACGTTATCGTTTTTGCCAATGTTAACAAAGTATCAATTAATTGTGAATAATTATCATGCGTTATTTTATTCAATGTTAATTTTATATCGCCTAGGCTGGATTTCGTAACAATCGTTTTGTTTATACGATTGGGGCGCCTTGGTACTTCGCTTGATATTTTATTCGATAACTCCTTTATCAATTCACACTCTATTGAAAATGAGTATATATCTATTATAACGTCATTAAAACTACTAGCGTCGTATTTTATCATTATAATAAAACTATATTTGTATTTAAATATATTGAATTATCTATTACTAATGATTACCAATTGGGATGACTTAAAATGTGATGTAGACATATTACGTGGAATTTATGCGGTCGGATTTGAAGAGCCGAGTTCTATTCAAAGAAAGGCCATAACACCTTTTATGGAAGGCAAAGATATTATAGCACAAGCCCAATCAGGTACTGGGAAAACGGGGGCATTTACAATTGGAACACTATGTAGACTTGACACAACACTAGAAGAATCACAGGCAATTATTATGGCACCAACTAGAGAATTAGCAAGTCAAATTTACGATGTCTTTAAAAATATTGGTAAAATGATGAAAAAACTCAAAATACATCTTCTTGTGGGTGGAACTCCCATCGAACATGATATAATGGCTCTTAAAACATATCCACATGTTATTATTGGATGTCCTGGGCGTATTAATGATATGATTAGACGAAAACGTCTACATGCTAATAATATAAGATGTATTGTTTTGGATGAGGCGGATGAAATGTTATCGTGTGGGTTTAAAGACCAAATTTATAATATTTTTAGAGCAACCAACGATGAGACTGTACAAATTGCATTATTTAGCGCAACTCTTTC